TAGCCCCTCGATTAGATCGGCTCGATAACTCCTCGATTAGATCGGCTCGAAATTGGGGATAACTTAAAAAATCGCGGGGTTGCTTGTGGATTGTTTTAGTCCTGGCTGTGCTGCTCTTTTAAAAAACTGAATGGCTTAGTTTAGCGGTTTATTTTTTTAAATAGTCCATTTGTCGTTAGCTAACTCAATTTGTATGTTTTTTGATCAGTACCGCTTTTAGTTGTGGATAACGTGTGCATAGGTTGCGATTTAAGCTTCGATCTTGTCCCACCCCTTCCCCTAGGGTGGGTAATATCGGGCTATATGTTTACCAGTGAATCAAGCCGCCCTCGAACCCTTGAGCATGATCCAAAACCTACCGCCCAGAACCGCGCACCCAGAACCGCGCAAATTGACTCGCGGTCCGTGATGCCGACCCAATAATCCAAAGCATGGGCCCAAGGTTCGCCAGCCTCGATCCGTGCGCACCGATCCGCGCGACTCGATCCTCGATCCTCGATCCCTGATCTGCTATCCCTTCGAGCAATCAAGCATCATGGTATTTGCAACACGACCTAGAGTCCCAGAAGCATGCTTTTTGTATTATGGATAAATTGCTTATAAATCAACGACTTACGAGCCACGCACAGGTAGTTAGGGAGCAGCGGTTATAACTCAGTTTCGTACAAACGGTACAGTTAAAAACGATATGGAGTTAACTGACGATAATTTAATGTTTATTTAGCTTGTTTTCCGGTCCAAAAAAATTTAATATTTTTTTCCAATGGCCGAGAAAAAAATTAAAAAAAATGGACGTCCGGGTTTATCTGCTCAAACTCGATTGACACGTAAGCAACAATTATTTGTTCGTGAGTTGGTTGCAAACGACGGTCACATAACGCTAAGAGAGGCGGCAATTAATGCTGGTTACTCGGTAAGTTCTTCACACACAAGAGCGTATGAATTAACAAACCCAGATATAAGCCCACATGTTGTTGCTGAAATTAAACGTTACCGTAATGAGCTTGATGCAAAGTTTGGCGTAACGTACGGCAGACATGTTCGTGAACTACAGAGAATTCGTGATGAAGCATTAAGCAATGGAGCTTACTCTGCAGCCGTACAAGCCGAGTATCGTCGAGGGCAAGCCCAGGGTGATATTTACATAAGCAAAAGTGAAGTTCGGCACGGCAGCATAGACCAAATGAGCAAAGAAGAAGTATTAAAAGCTATCGAGGAAATAAAATCTTATGGCCCGTCCAGTGAAAAACAAACAAATACCAGCGAGCGCGACGCCGAAGGAATCGGGACTGTGGAAACAAGTCCGGGAAGCTTTGAAGCGGACCCGGCCTCAAATACTACCCACTAGATTAGAATCGTGGGCCTTGCCCGGTGTACCAGATGTCATGCTTTGTGATGAAAAAGGTAATTTTCATTTAATAGAATTAAAATTTTGTAATGGTAATAAGGTAGGTTTACGTCCGCACCAAGTTGCTTTTATGACGCGCCACCAACATGCCAGCGTTTGGGTTTTGGTTAAGCACCAAAAGATAAATGAAAAAGATTTTCGTATTTTAATTTTTAAAGGCGAAGAAGCTGTCAACCTTGTTATGGATGGTTTAAAAGGGTCCCAGGAAATTGCTGAGTTTAAGGGTCCTTTTGTAGAGTGGGAAAAATTATTTAAAGTTTTTGCCCCATGAATATCTTTGAAGATGAAACAAAATTACTACGTTTAAAGTTACGGCTTGCTCAATTACAAAAAGTAGAGAACAGTAAAAATAATTTTTTAGATTTTGTCCAAGCAATGTGGCCCGAATTTATTTTAGGCAATCACCATAAAACTATTGCAAAAAAACTAGAAGACATCGCTAGTGGCAAAATTAAACGTTTAATTATTAATATGCCGCCGCGACATACAAAAAGTGAGTTTGCTAGTTTCTTGTTTCCCGCTTGGATGATTGGTAGAAATCCCGCCATGAAAATTATTCAAGCAACGCACACCACGGAACTTGCTGTTAACTTCGGACGTAAAGTTAAAAACTTATTAGAAACAGATGAATACGCTACGGTTTTTCCAAAAACAAAACTAGCCGCAGACAGTAAAGCATCCGGTCGGTGGGACACAAAAAGTGGTGGGATGTACTACGCCGTGGGCGTTGGTTCAAACTTAGCGGGACGGGGTGGTGATTTAATTATTATTGATGACCCGCACTCGGAGCAAACCGCGTTATCTAACAACGGTTTCGACCAAGCTTGGGACTGGTACACAGGGGGTCCTCGACAACGGTTACAGCCAGGCGGCTCTATTGTTTTAGTCCAAACCCGGTGGTCAGAAAAAGACATGACCGGACAATTAATTAGAGCTCAAGCTAAAGACCCCATTGCCGATCAGTGGGAAATAGTAGAGTTACCGGCATTGATGCCTTCTGGAAACCCTTGTTGGCCGGAGTTTTGGTCAAAAGACGAGTTGATGGGCGTAAAAGCGTCCGTACCGCCCTATAAATGGAACGCTCAGTACCAGCAAAACCCAACATCGGAAACTTTGGCTATCTTAAAACGAGAGTGGTGGAAAAAATGGGAGAAGACAGAGGTACCTAATCTACAATACGTGATTCAAAGCTACGACACCGCGTTTTCTAAGAAAGAAACAGCCGATTACAGTGCGATTACCACTTGGGGTGTGTTTTATCCACAAGAAATAGGGGGTGAACCGGCTATTATTTTGTTAGATGTAAAGAAAGGACGCTGGGATTTCCCCGAATTAAAGGCCGTAGCTAAAGAACAATACGATTTTTGGGACCCAGAAACAGTTATTGTTGAAGCAAAAGCGTCCGGTACACCGTTAACACAAGAATTACGTCAAATGGGTATACCGGTTATTAATTATACCCCGAGTAAAGGCAACGATAAGATTTCTAGGGTGCATTCTATATCCCCTTTGTTTGAAGCAGGAATGGTTTGGGCTCCGGACGAACCTTGGGCGGACGAAATGATTGAAGAGTGTGCTGCTTTTCCCAATGGTCGCTATGACGATTTAGTGGACAGCATGACTCAAGCATTAATGCGTTATCGGCAAGGTAATTTTGTGCAAACACCTACGGATGATTGGGGTTTTGAGAACGCCGGCGAACGCTTGAAAGTTAATGCGTATTACGGTTAATATATGTTAGACTAATATTTACCTAAACTCAGGAGACAATGTGGTGGGACCTAAAATGATGGGAATAACAGGCCTTCCTCGCTACGCGGGCCAAGGACCTTTAAATGTTCCACGTGAAACATTACCTCATTTGCAACAAGGTGGTGGTTTATTTGGTATGGCACCCGCCCCCGCTATAAACGCTCAACCTAGTTTTAATCTTAACCTTCCGTCACAAGCCCTGTCTGATCCTAGAGGACCTTCTTATGCTCCTGTTCCGGGTCAAGGGGTGTTTAACCCTAACTTATCTGGTGGAAACTATGCCCCTGGAGATTTTTTAGTAGATCCATCTACTATGGTACCTACTATACGGGCGCGGGACTATGAGAACGCGGCTTTTGCAGAGGGCGCTCCGGTAGGCGTAGGCAGTCCGGACACGATGTACGGCACAAACTCTCAGATAGGTTCTTCTTTGGATTTACTGGGTGGGGGTTTTGTACCAAATCCGGAAGCTTCTTTTTTAGGTGAGGAAGCTATGTTAGCTAAAGCCAACCAAAGACAGTTTGACAACGCAATGGACACGGCGGGAATGAATCGCGACAAAGCCAGCGCCTTCAACACATTGTACGGCGGAGTAACTGCATTGCCCGGCGGTGAGGCTAGTAAAAATGCTTTTACTGAATCCCAAGAAGGTCAGGCTTATTTGCAAGCCGAAAGAGATGCTTTGGATCAAAATAGGATGGACTATGAAGCTCGAACAGGGACAGCAACTCAATACGGCGATCCAGCCAATCTTAGAGAAGACTATAACCGTATGTTAGCCGGGGAAACAACCGGCGTTAGCGGTAAGTCTTTAATAGAGCTAGGCATTGTTAGTCCGTACGAAGGAACGGCTTTAATGAATGCTGGAGTACAATCGCCGGTGTTTAGTAACTATGATCCAGCTATAGCAGCAACACAAGATTACAGTCCGGAAGGTATAGCCGCAATTTTAGCAGCATCTCCATACATGGGTCCTATGGGTGCTACGCCCAACATGGGCATAGCTGCTGATTCTGCGCCATTAAATATGGATGAATTACAAAAAAGTGATCCAATGAGATTTAACGCTATTATGAGTGCAATGGCAAGACCCCCTATGCCTAACCCTAATACTTATGAAGTGCCCAACGTAGCTCCTATTGATTTTAGTGGTCGCAGTGGTGGGGGCGGTGCTGCAAGAAAAGCAAATGGTGGCGGCGTTATGAGTTTGTACCCTAATTATTAAAGGTATTTTAAATGGCAGATGAAGATAAACCGATAGCTTCTTTAGTAGAACGTCAAGGCATGGCCCCTGATGGAGAAATAGTAGAAGAATTAGAAATTGAAGCTTTAATTAGCGATGTTCCTATGGACATGCCAGAAGACATTGAAATTATAGAAGAAGACGACGGTGGCGTAACGTTAGATTTTGACCCGATGTCCACGGCTCGCGAGTCAGAAAACTTTTATGATAATCTTGCTGAAGACATGGATGATCGGGAATTAGGTTCTATTGCGGGTGACTTATTATCTGAGTATGAATCTAACAAAGCATCTCGGTCTGATTGGGAAGAAGCCTACTCTAAAGGTTTGGAGTTACTTGGCTTTAAATACGAAGACCGAACTGAACCGTTTCGTGGCGCTACGGGTGTAACTCACCCTATTTTAGCCGAAGCTGCTGTGCAGTTTCAGGCCCAAGCATTTAATGAATTATTACCGCCCAGTGGTCCGGTTAGAACAGTAGTATTAGGCGCTCCGACTCACGCTAAAGAAGACCAAGCAGTACGTGTACGTGATTTTATGAATTACTACATTACTGATGTAATGGAGGAATACACGCCTGAGTTTGACCAGATGTTATTCTATTTACCACTGGCAGGATCTACTTTTAAGAAAGTTTATTACGACGAAGGTTTAGACCGAGCGGTCTGTAAGTTTATTCCGGCTGAAAATTTAATTGTACCGTATGAAGCTAATGACTTAGAAACGTGCCCTAACATTACGCACGTAGTACGTATGTCTTTGAATGACTTACGCAAAAAACAATTGTCTGGATTTTACCGCGACATTCCTGTTATCCCTGCTCAAGACGATACAGATAGTGTTAGCGCTGAAATGGACAGCATTAACGGGACACAGCCCTCTAACATTGACTATGATTGTACTTTGTTAGAGTGTCACGTTGATTTAGATTTACCCGGCTTTGAAGAAACTGACGAGGATGGCGAAGCTACCGGTATTAAAATACCGTACATTGTCACCGTTAGTGAAGACAATGGTCAGGTGCTCTCTATTCGTAGGAACTATCGTGAGGAAGACGAACTTAAACGCAAAATACAATACTTTATACACTACAAGTTTCTCCCAGGCTTTGGTTTCTACGGACTTGGTTTAATCCACACTATCGGTGGATTGTCTCGTACCGCAACCGCTGCTTTAAGGCAGTTAATTGATGCTGGGACACTATCTAATTTACCGGCTGGTTTTAAAGCCCGCGGTCTAAGAATTAGGGACGATAATGAGCCACTACAACCGGGCGAGTTCCGAGATGTAGACGCTCCGGGTGGCGCGATTCGTGATAGCTTAATGGCGTTGCCATTTAAAGGTCCGGATCAAACTTTGTTCCAACTACTGGGTTTTGTAGTAGATGCCGCTCAACGTTTTGCCACTATTACTGATTTAAAAGTAGGTGATGGTAATCAAAATGCTCCGGTAGGTACTACTATCGCTATGTTAGAGCAGGGTACTCGAGTAATGAGCGCCATTCATAAACGCCTGCATTATGCTATGCGTGTCGAGTTTAAACTTCTCTCTAAAGTTATGTCCGATTACTTACCAGAAGAATACCCGTATAGTGTGGCGGGTGCAGACCAATCTGTAAAACGTATGGATTT